CTTTACGTGCAGCCTTCTGATCTGATGTACCACTATTCAAATTAATGGTAGCCGCATCGATTGTGGCATTACCTGTGACGTTTACATCCCAATCGCCGGCAATATTTGTAGTGCAATTGCTATCTATTTGTAATAATACATTACCTGTTACGTGTACACTGTCTTTACCAGCTATGACTGTGTAATTATCATTGACAACGTGTGTGATTTTATCGCCATTTGGTGCTATTTGGTAGAATGTGCCGGACTTGTGTCGCTCACGTATACGTTCAGCGCCGGCTGTGTCATCGTATTCTTTGATATGCTGTGTGGTAGCATAGACTTTGTTATGTGGATAGACTGCATTATATGGATCAGCCGGCTCAGAGATCGTGCTATCGGGCGTATATGAATGGATTTGTGTGCCTCTTGCCAGTTTGTTTATATCAGATTCGCCGGCTTCGATTGGGTAAACGCCATTTGGATCATTGAAGCCCTTGCTTGTATCTGCCGTAGCTGCCGGAAGCCCTGGTAAAGAACCCATAATCACTGGCTCTTGGCAATCCACATCACGGAAGAACCCGACTACCCAACTGCCTTCTAACAGAAAAGGTGTATGCCCTATACCAGATACGGCCGGAGAAGTCACTGGTGTCATTACACTAGCCCATGGCAAGTCGGCTGTAGGCAGCTCAGTCTTATTCTCTGTATGGAAGCCTAGTGCTCTTACTCGTACTCTGCCGGTTTCCAATGGATCACTGGTGCTTTCGACTACACCAACGAACCAGGTGAACCCCTCTCTGCCCATAAAATCGTTCATGTTACTTCCTTTTTTAGCCGTTAGGCCGTCTGTTCTAATGGACTAAACCTAGCATTTATTCGTACAATTGCGTATACTAGGCGCCATTAAATGCATCTTCGTCTATCAGCGATTCACTTTGTTTATCGCTGTTGTCTCTATTCATCCTATACACTGGTATTGGTTGCATTTTGTGTTTATTTTCATTATGATACTTACTATATTTATTATACGCATCTTTCAGTTCGTCTGTCGGATATTCACCATTTTCATGTAATTTCATAACCTTTTCTAATGTATTATAATCATATTGCAATTGATCTTGGTCTGTTCTTGCATCATTCCATAATCCATCACTAGGTTGTGCCTCTTGTATTGATAAATCGAGTTCTAAATGTTTTGCAATCTCATATACTTCACTTTTATATAAATCCGCAATTGGTGAGATATCAACGCCACCGTCACCATATTTTGTATAGAATCCTACACCGAAGTCCTCTATTTTATTACCCGTCCCTACGACTAACCCTTGCTTTGATTGTGCAATACTGTATAATGATACCATACGTAAACGTGATTTGAGGTTGGCAAATGCATGTTCGGTAATCGGGATATTGGGTAGCAATGTGCTGAGACTATTCTGAAATGCATTATAAGGGACTTCTAAGGGGAGTGTGATATGATGGACGTTTGAAAAAAAAGCCTGTAGGAAGCGTCCGTGGACCTGAGAGAGTTCCTTATGCTGGTTTGAGTTGTGGAGAGGAAGTGATACTGCGTATGTGGGTAACCCGGTCTTGCAACAAAGAGTTGATACGACAGAGGAATCAATGCCTCCTGATATACCGACTACTAATGACTTCATGCCGGCGTGAGACGCATAGTTTTTAATCCATGCGACAATTTTGTCTATTTCATTTTTAATCATATTTTATTTCATCTCTCCAATCGTGTAATATATTATTACTCTTTGTACGTTTGGTTATCTGCATCTTCTTTTTCGATGCGACAATCCGTTTACGAAACTGGCTCGTTCTCAGTTGTTTTGCGATTGGATTTCTTTTGTTTTTCATAGTGTATTATACCATATTTCTACGGCAAAGTCAAGGGTTTTATCGTTTTCTTTTGTCGAGTTCTCTCTTTATCCATGCTTTTGCACGTGTATTTCGTATGGGTGATGTCACTAATTTACGTATACGTTTTTGTGCCAGTGTCATAATGTCTTCGTCTGCACGATTATTGTCCACAATGACCATACTGCCTACGCCAAAGAGTTGTTGAAATTTACCCATGTTTGATTGTACGTCATTCCAACTCTTTTTGACAAGATCATTTGGTAGTTTACGTGCTCGTTTGTTATTTCGATCTAATGCAACCTCAAGTGATGTATTGACAAAGATCATATAGGAATCATATCCCAGCGTATCTAATTGTTTCTTAATTGTTGATATCTTATTGTAGTCTTTGCCGGTGCCGTCTAAGATCAATCCTAGTCGACCTTCAATGTATAATTTCATTTGTGAGTTTGTGATATTCTTTGCACGTAGACGTAGATTATCTCTTTCATCTGGATCCATACTTCTCATATCTAAACTCTTACCTGCGTCTTTGAGTACTTTCTCAAACGCTGTATCTGGATTGATTAATTTCATACCAAATCCACCAGTCGTTCTACGCACCACATATGACTTACCACTGCCAGGTCCACCTGCTAAAAAGAATGCTTTAAATATCGATGGGTCATATACACCCTCTGATAACATATCTGTGAATACGTCTAATAAGTTTTCTTTCATTATAAGTCCTTCTTTAACCACGCTGCGTACAGCAATAGTCCTATCAGTATTACTATCCAAATCGTTGTAGACATCATTTCTTACCTATACATTTACTTATACGTTCAATGATCTTATATAATTTGACGCACAACGTACAAGGGTGTTCTTTCTGTATCCAACGATATCGATTACGATGCGTCAATTGGTTCTCCTACAGGTAGTGCGTTAAAGTATGTGTCTTTGACGCATTTGATAACTGTCTCATGCTCACGTGGATTGATAACGTGTCTACAGTGTGTGATTAACCAACGACCAGAAAAATACTCATCGTAGATACGCTCATCACCTGCGTCAACTGATTCGTTTGATTGTATATTGACACGAATGACATCACCAGCAGCGAGATATGTGTTGCCATGTACTGTCATTTCCATTTGTATTGCGTTTGTAGATAATTTATTTGAAAGACTATTCTGTAACCATATATTTGTACGATTATCATAGTCTCTTGGATCATCTTTTGTTTCACTGTGTAGTTTAGTCGCACGTGGTGTCACCATAATTTTACTTGACGTAAAATCAGATGTTAACTTACCATCTTGTGTCTCTGGTGTTTCACTATACAGTGGACTGAATGACGTATTGTAATCAGTCTGAAATATATTCTGATCAATATGTAAACGATTCTTAAAATTATCTAAGTATTTAAATTCTGTCTTTGTAAATGATTTACTGTGTATGTCATGTGTGTACAGCGTAGAGTTCAACATACCAGACGCTGTATCTGCGAGTAAATCAGTTGTCTTAATAATACGAAAGTCTTTGATTGTAGACATATCAAATACAATATCTCTCATTGCTGGATTATTGGCATCTCTAGCGTATGGCATATTAGAGAATAGAAACTGTTCTGGTATAGGTGTCTTGTCTAAGTGTGTTAAACTCTCATAACTACGAAAGTTGTATCCTCTGTGGTTTTCAAAGAATAGAAATCCTGGTGTATTATACGTAGAGCTCTCTGATCTACGTGCCAACATAGTCACTGCACCAAATGGTCTTGTGTATGGAAATACTATCTTGTGAATATTCTGCGTATCTTCTACAAATACTTTCTTGTCTGTACCAATGTAGTTCTTATCTGTAAGTATTTTCTGCGCCATCTCACCAGTTGTACCAGTCAGTGCTTTACTCAATCGTGTTCTTAGGTTTTTGACTGCCTCTGTGGATGTGAAATGTAGCGTATAAACTTGTTCTCGTTCTTTTGTTTGTATTTTGTCAGAAACTTTGTATATACGTGCGGGAAACTTTTTGAGGTTGATTTGGTCATCGCCCTCAGCACCTGGCGTATGTACGTTGAAAAAGATTCTTTCTTGTCCTGATATAGCATATCTATTTAAAAAGTTACCACTGTCTCTGATTACAATATTACCATTGACTGCGTTAGAATATATAGATTCAAAAATATTGATCTCTACGAACGCAGCTTTGAAGTCTACCATCTCACCAGTGATAGTCTGTACTGTAATTTCGTCTAGGTTAAAATCACCTGCTTTTTCCAGTATATCTGGATCAATCGTAACGCTCATGTTATCTCTTTATAAGTTTCTTAAATTCTTCTACAAACAATCTTAAATATGTTTTATCGATTAATCTGATTGCTCTTTTCTCATCTTGTAGTCTGTCTTCGTATTCTCTATTGGTTACTACAGATGCACCTGCTGTGTCACTGGATACTTCTAACTTAATGGCTGTATCACCAGATGACTGCGCTACTTCATAGTGGTGTGTGCCGTCTACGTTGTCACCATATTTGTCCATAAGATAATTGCTGTATTGTACTGCGTCTAGTGGCCAGTCATACCAGCTTGTGATGTTGTTCAACAATACGACAACCCAATGATACTGCGAGTTGCCATAGTACAAGTCTGCGACTATCTCTGGTGTCTCACCATCTTTGACATCATACTTGTCGAATAGTAGCGTATTTGTTTTGACTTTTGCCTTTACTGCAACTCTACGTAATATATCAGTAACAAGTTTGACTGATTGTCCCTTGCCATCGAAGTCATATTGATA